AGAGCATCTTGCGAAGGTAAAGGCATATACTCAGGTAGACGTAATCTACAAGCGACTAAAGCCTACCTAGCCAACTCCTCTAATGCCCCTGCCAAGTATATTAGACCTCTACCAGCCCTCACAACGTCAGTAGACAACCACCAGCCAGCCCTCGACTACCTAGCCTCGGTAAACAGCCTTGAGGCGCATGAGAGAGGCTATTTGCGGATCAGGTATGCTCCAGCCGAGAACAGGGTACTATTCTGTCATGGTCATGGTGCAGTTGGACGTGCGCTAGGTAGTGGCCCTAAGTGGATGTCCTACGGCGAATTGCCACATGGTATACCGGTAGGTAGTGGTGATAGCGCAGTATTAGTAGAGGACGTAGCTAGTGCCTGTTCGGTAAGTCGTGATGATAACCTAACTGGGATAGCCCTTTTAGGGACGCACTTAACAAGTGGCATAAAAAAAATAATAAAAAATTATAACAAAGTGTATTTGGTGCTTGACAAGGATGCGGCAGTAAAGTGTATAAAAGAGTCGCGTAGGACTTCTGGAGTTTTAGTTAGATTTACTTCTAACGATCTGAAATACCAGACTACTGCGCAGATTAAAGACACACTCAACAGCCTATAAGGAACGGGCATATGCTCAGAAAACAATCTCCTTTCCCTTTGGAAAAGACAAACGTGTTGTACACGAAGTATGGCAGGCGGTCGGGGTCAATGGCGAACCAAGCTATTTGCACGATGCTTGCATCTGCTTCGCTCACTACGCCATCGGTTGCAGCATCAGGCGCAACAACGGTTTGGGCTAACGGACCAGCAGCCCCACCCAATAATTAATTTAAAATTTGCACTTTTTAATCGCGCAGTATACATGCCGCGCAAGACCTAATTTTAATTAGAAAGACCCCTATCACATGAAAGCACGAGCAATCATAATTGTTGATTTTCAAATTGACGGTGGCTTCTCAGAAGCGGCTGCACAAGAGCAAAAGGTAAAGGATGCCATTGCGGCCTTATCCAAGGATAATCCTGCCATCGTCTATACAGACATGGAAATGAAGGAGCGTCGAGGTGACGGGAAACCGGACGTGGCGAGGATGAAGTTCCGTACCTCATAAGCATATACCTACATACTAACTGCTAATTAAATCAGCCTCCTTAATCGGGGGCTTTTTTTATGTCCTACTGTGTGTTATAAACGCCACCTTAGACACACATGAGGACCACACATGTACCAATCACTAATTAAGTGCTGTTTGAGTAATGAATTTTATTTAGACAATCAGGCTAGGCTGAGAGCCAGCCTATTCGATGACACGGCGCGGGAAGTCTACAAAGCCATATCCGCCAGCCATAGTAAATTTGCCAAGGACATTTCCCCTGCAGATTTGATGGCGCAATGGAGAGCAGCTAATCCCTCGTCTACCGCTGCTTGGACGGCTGAAATCGATGATACTATAAATCACATTGCTGCAGCACCCGACATCGATCAGGAAATTGCTGCAGACGTTATTGCCAACCTTTGGCGTCAGTCTGTCGGCTTAGACATAGCCAACTTGGGTATTCTTATGTCTGAAGGCCAGACCAATGCTATGGACGATCTAAAGGCACTCCTAGACAAAGTGTCTAATGGTTATATGCCTGATGATTTCCCAGAGCCAAACGCACAAGACATATATGAGATGTTGGCGGTTGTGAGTAACGACAACCGTTTTAAATTTAATATCCAATCTGTGAGCAATCGTGTTTATGGGATTGGTCGTGGCGAGTTTATGATAGCCGCTGCTTACACTAATGTCGGTAAAACAGCCTTTGGTGCGTCTTTGTCAGCGGCTCCGGCGGGTTTTTGCGAACAAGGTGCGCGGGTGCTGTACGTTTGCACAGAGGAGTTAGCTTCTAGAGCGCGGCTACGTGCCATCCAAGCATATACCAACTTAACTCAAGACGAAGTGGCCTTGGATATTAAATCGGCAATGGCGCGATATGCAGGCATAAATGATAGACTAATGTACATAGATGCCCAAGGCTGGGACGTTTCATACCTGAGTGCTTATATTAATCACATTAGTCCTGACATTGTCATTATCGATATAGCCGATAAAATCGAAGTAACCGGTAAATTTAATGCAGGCCATGAACGGCTTAGAGAACTCTACTACCGTCTGCGTGAACTAGCTAAAACACACAATTGTGCGGTGATCGCTACCTCACAAGCCTCTGCAGATGCGGAAGGTAGAAGCAGGCTCACTATGAGTATGCTGGAAGGCTCTAAGGTTGGTAAGCAGAGTGAGGCAGATTTACTGATTGGTATTGGTAAGACTATCAATGATCAGGACGATGATACCACTCGCTACATTAATATTATGAAGAATAAAATTTCTGGTTGGCATGGCCTGATACCTGTTATTCTAGAGGACAAGGTAAATCGCTATGTTGTCTGATATCCTAGTTTTAGACCTAGAAACTACTGTTGAGCGAATAGCAGGCCGGATAGATAATAGTCCGTATAATCCACATAATAAAATAGTATCAGCACACTTTGGCTGGCTGGGCTGGGATGATGTGGATGACTATCAGTATACAGTTTACCATCACATAGAGCAGTCACAATCGGACAGTACAGAGGCTCTCCGCGAGGCTCTCCGGAAGGCAAAAGTTCTAGTCTGCCATAACGCCAAATTCGACGTGTCTTGGTTGTTAGAAGCAGGATTTGACGCGCCAGAAAAAATCTACTGCACTTTAATCGGGGAGTACTTGCTGGCGAAGGCCCAGCGCAAGGATTTATCTCTGAAGGGTTCAGCGGAACGCAGAGGTCTGCGCAATCAGAAGAAATCAGACTTGATCGATCACTGGTTCCAAGACGGCGTAGATTTTTCTGAGATGCCACTGGTTACTATGCTTGAGTATGCAGAAGCAGATGTCAGAACCACCGCTGAACTGTACTTAGCGCAGATGGACGATTTTGACGCGCAAGAAAATAAATCTCTCATCACTGCCCGTGACCAGATGAATGAGATGCTGGTTTTTTTGGTTGAATTAGAGAGAAACGGTTGTTCCATTGACCTAGCTGCCTTGGACATTGTTGAGAAGGAGTTCAGAGCGGAGAAGGTACAACTGACAGTGCGTCTGACTGAGATAGTCGAGCAGGTTATGGGCGATACTCCCATCAATCTTAACTCAGGAGATGATATGACTAAGGTCGTTTACTCAAGAGAGGTGATCGACAAGGCCATACACAAGCAGACGTGGAACATAGGCACCAATGATGCGGGTAAATCGCTTATGCCGCCTCGGATGAGTCAAAATCAATTCTCAGACGCCGTCAGGGCTACCACCCGTGTGGTCGAGAAAACACAAGCGGTGTGCTGCAGTCACTGCAATGGATTTGGTTCAATACAGAAGTTCAAGGTGAAGACTAAAATTAAGTTGGGCAAGAAGTACCGCATCCAGACAGAAGAGCCATACAAGAATAGGACTAAATGCAAAACTTGCGGCGGTCTTGGTGCTATCTACCAACCCACCGGTGAAACAGCCGGTCTGAGGATGATACCAACCGGACCATCCTACGCCGCTGCCGGTGGTTTTAAAACCGACAAGGAAACCATCCAAACTTTGATCGGAGTAGCCACTCGCAAGAGAAAGCCGGTGGCAGTTGAATTTCTAACAAAATTATCCCGCTTATCGGCTGTCTCAGTTTATCTCGACAGTTTTGTGGCTGGATTAAAAAGAGGTACGCGCAAGAATGGAATACTACATGCAAATTTTAATCAGTGTATTGCTGCTACTGGTAGGCTGTCTTCTAGCAATCCTAACGCTCAAAACTGGCCTAAAAGAGGCTTCCCTGTACGCAGGGCTATTGTCAGCAGGTTTGATGATGGCCTGCTACTAGAAGCCGACTATAGTGGTTTGGAATTTAGAACGTGTGTTGAACTAAGCCGTGATAGCCAAGGGTTAGCCGACATCCTAGGAGGTAAAGACATCCATCGTCAGACTGCCTCAATCTGCCTACAGAAAGACCCAAAGGATGTGACCAAGGATGAACGTCAAGGCCATAAGTGGGCATCCTTCCAACCCCTTTTTGGCGGGACAGGGGCAGGAATGGAGCCACATATCAAAGCGTATTTCGGCAAATTCTATGAGATTTACCGTGGCATAGAGGCTTGGCATAACTCCCTAATGACCGGCACTTTAAAGAACGGTATCGTTCAGATTCCGTCTGGTCGGCAGTACTACTGGCCTAACGTAGTTCGGACCAGAGGCAATAGAGTGAGCCATTCCACGCAGATATTAAATTATCCCGTGCAGGGGTTCTCAGCCGACATGGTTCAACTAGCCTGTATCCGCGCCTTACGCTTCTTCCGGCAGGCTAGTCTGAGAAGCAAACTCATCCTCACTGTGCATGATAGTATAGTCGTAGACACTCATCCGGATGAGGTTGAACAGGTAAAATCCATACTGGTTGAAGCAATGACCCGCATAGATGAAGAGATGGTCACACGTTTTGGCTACAAGTGCGTAGTACCCTTTGACATAGAAATTAGTGCAGGCAAAAACTGGCTTGATCAGGAAGAACTATCATTGACAAACGCCACTTAGTTATGGTAAAATGAATGTTCAAATCAAGGAGACAAAATGTCTGATATAATTCCCGCAGAAGGTGGCCTAACGCCAGATGAATTGGCTGCAAGGCTGGGTGCTGCAGATGCGCCTAAATCGGTTAGAATACCGGCCTTAAAGATAAACTCTCAGGGCGAAGACAAAGACGGCAACCAAATTCCACTGGGTGCATTCTTTTTAAATACAGATGAAGAACGTGTGTATGCCAAAGACGGCGTAGTACTTCATGCTCTATCAAATCACATCCAGTATATGCACTGGGACGATGGTAGACTAGTCAACAAGTCCAGACTTATTATTGATAGACGAGAAGAAGCGCGTGATCAACTAGGTGGCACAATGTGTGGTATGCCTACATACGAACAGTCGGTTCAGATGACGCCAGAGCAACGCAAAGAGTACGAAGGCCGTGATCGCTATCGTGTGGTACGTGGTCTAGTATCATATACAGGAAAGACTGCTTCCGGAGAAGAACGTACAATAGAAAATGAACCGGTGATCTTGTCTCTCAAGCGCAAGAATTACGGCCCGTTTTACCATGATGTAATAAAGCGCATCCCGTCTGATAGTAAGTTCATTAATTTTCGTTTGGCTCTTACGGCTGATAAGCAGACCACCGACAAGGGTGCTAAATATTATGTTATGCGCTTTAGCCCTGATCTGCAGAATAAAATAACTCTAGACCAGAGAATTTATGACAGCATGTCTGCAGTAGCGGATATGGTGGACGCTGAGAATGCACGTATTGATAAATCTTACTTCGATGCGATTGCCCGTAAGGCAGACGAGGCTGAACAAGACCGAATTATGAAAGAGGTTAACACTCTAGAACACGACTTTTAAAAAGTGGGTGTAATAGAGAATATGACCAATGAGGATTATCACGCGACTGCTGATATATCCTCTACTACGGTTAAGACGGTCTGGAAGAAGTCTCTGGCTCACTGGAAGGGCCAGAAATTCACCTCTACTGCCGCTCTCCTAATTGGCTCTGCTTTGCATGGGATACTGCTAGAGCCGCATAGGGAGATAGCCATCAAAGGGCCAAAGACCAGACGGTCCAAGGCGTATACTGAGATGGAGAGAGACTTAGGTCCGGATCAAGTGCTGCTCACAGAAGGTGAGTGGTACATGGTAAGGGCAATGGCTAAGTCGGCAATGGCTAATCCGGCTTTCCGGAAAGTCCTTGAGCATCCAGACCGGCAAAACGAGGTGTCCATCTTTGTTGAGTGTCCAAGCACGGGTTTAGGATTGAAGGCACGATTTGACTGTAGGGTAAAAGAAGTAATTTACGATGTTAAATCTACTATCGACAGCAGTCCTGACGGATTTTCCAAAGAGTGTTGGAAGTATGCGTATCCTTTGCAAGCAGCCTTTTACTTATACGTCTGTAAGTTGGCCCAGATTGACGTAGAAGAGTTCTCCTTCTTAGCAATCGAAAAGACGGCTCCATACGTGGCCCACCAGCATGTTGTAGGTCCAGAGTTAATGGAATGGGCGCATGAGCAGGTGCTGGCAACCCTACGCCGGATAGCAGACGCCAAACAGCTAGACGATTACGGCACAGGCTGGGGTGACTTTACCCTGCTTGAAAAGCCCAAGTGGCTATAACGCCATCCAGTGCCAAGGCTAAAGGGCGCAAACACCAACAATGGGTGCGGGATCAAATTCTCGCACTCTTCCCTAAAAAATTGGAAAAGGACGATGTGCGCAGCACCAGCATGGGGTGTGGCGGCGAGGATATCCAACTCAGCCCACTGGCCCGTAGGCTGTTTCCTTACTCAGTAGAATGCAAGGCAAACAAGTCTTTCGCTGTCTACAAAATCATGGAGCAGGCTCAAGACAATTGTCCGAAAGGTGCCACTCCATTGGCAATAATCAAGGGTGATCGTCAGAAACCCTTGGCGGTGATTGACGCGCAAGAATTTTTCAAACTAACCAAAAAAGGCCGCTAATGGATATCGAAGATTTTGACGAGAACGTCCTAGCAATAATTATGACTATCAACGAAGAGGATCATTCTTTTGACCTCAAGGTTGGTCATTCTCTGTCCGACGATCTGGATGAAGAAGACCGGTATTTCTACTTGGATGTCCTCAACGGGATGATGATATCCATGCGCGAAGGTATCGATAAACTAGCCTTTGATGGGATGATGGCACGGCACATGTCTCGCATGATCGAAAGGTCTATGCCTGAGAATGCTGATCCGGAAGAAGTTCTGAAAGACATCCTTGGTGATACCGAAAATGTAGTGGCCTTTAAAAGGAAACTGCACTGATGGCTAAGTGGGCAGAACAGGAATGGCATCAAGGCGCAATTGACCAGCCAAACATGGTGGATAAACCGCCTCACTATAATGAAGGTACTATAGAGTGCATAGTAGCAATGAAGGCTATGGCAGACGGGGTTTTAAACGTATCGGCGCATGAAGCCTATTGTTGGCAGAACGCCTTTAAATACCTATGGAGATGGCCCTACAAAGAGAAACGTCTGCAAGACCTCAAGAAGTGTCGCTGGTACTTAGACCGGTTAATTTCCGAATTGGAGACTGACCAGTGATCACCCAACAAGATATAGATGACGTGGCTTCTCTGGCTGACCCTCTTCCGGTCCAAACTCCCTTAGAAATGGTCAGGCAATTTGCCACTGCAATGGGCCATCCCTTGGACGAGAAATGGCGTTTTAATCGTGAATTAGAGGACTTGAGATACCGGCTAGTGGCAGAGGAATTTGGCGAGTTTTCAGACGAGAGTGACGCCGGTAATCGCCCTGCAGCAATGCTCTCAGAATTAGCCGACATCGTCTATGTAGTATACGGCTACGCTGCCACCTTTGGCTGGGACTTGGACGAGGCAGTCAGGCGCATCCACACAGCAAATATGAGCAAGTTAGGGCCGGATGGTAAACCTCTGTACCGGCCTGATGGCAAGGTTCTCAAAGGACCAAATTACAGCAAAGCAGACCTATCAGATTTAGTAAGGACCACAAATGAATAGTAACTACCTTCCCACAGACTACCAGACATTCATCGCAACCAGCCGCTACGCACGTTGGCTGGAAGACGAAGGCCGAAGAGAAACATGGCCTGAGACAGTCGATAGATATATGAGTAATATCGTCAATACTTGGCTCAAGCCTGTCGATCAGGAAGAGATACGTGATGCAATCCTCTCACTCAGCGTTATGCCCTCTATGAGGTCGTTGATGTGTGCAGGCGAGGCCAGTAGGCGTGACAATACTTGCATGTATAACTGCTCTTATCTAGCCGTAGATAGAAGAGAAGCCTTCGACGAAGCTATGTTTATCCTGCTCTGTGGCACTGGTGTCGGGTTCTCTGTCGAGCAGCAGTACATCAATCTCCTGCCCGAAGTTCCTTACTTGTCGGAGTGTGAAACCACAATCGTTGTGAAGGATAGTAAAGAAGGTTGGGCAAAGGCTCTCAGGCAAGTTCTAGCACTCCTATGGGCTGGTGAAATACCACAGTGGGATGTCTCGCGTGTTCGTCCAGCCGGAGCAAGGCTGAAGACGTTTGGTGGCAG